TTCATTATTTTAAGACTAAAAATCGAAAACGAGATCGTCGGATATCGATAAGGGTCTGATGAACTAAAAGAGTGATAGAAAATGCGATTCTGGGTAGAAATGTTGCATTGTCGGAGGTTCATCTTCGCCATACCTAAATAGGTTGGACCAGATTTCATGGTAGGTTGGGAAATGGTCAACTTGGATAGTAAGGAGAGTTTCTGGGTCGGACGAAAAGATTGAGCCGAGTCCAGAGGAGTCAGGTGTGTAGCCCTGGCTTTGGTAGTGGTCGTAAACGTCTTTGAGGACGGAGTACGTGGGGTGGTGCATGCCGGTTGAGGCGTACGCGAATCCTACAGCAGCAGCCATCGTCTTGGAAGGAGTGGGATGAGAGGCTTTTGTGTGGTAGAACTGAGCGAGCAGCGAAACGTGGTCACGATGGGGGTAGCCATTGTGATTCGTGTAACTAAGGACTTCTGCGCCGTTGGGGGTGTTGGAGATCTTGGATTTATCGACGTTGAGGATAGAACTGAAGTAGAAATCAGCAAAATTCTGGAACTGGTCGAGAAATTCACGATGCATGTTGGGTGGGATGCAGATTGCGAGTTGGAAGATCGAATCGTCACCTTGAACGCGGAAAACGTTCCCAATCATGTGGAGTATGCCCATAGCGGAGAGACAAACACAAATCATCATAGCATTGTAGATGCTGTCGCGGTACTGCGTAGTGTACAGACCGGATGGTATGCCAGCGAAAGTGCGAGAGAAGACACGGCCGTCGGGGAGGACGATTGGAGTGTTGCGGAAAGCATTGAGTGTCCATTGCCAGAGTCTTTCTAGACGTGCAGCTTTTGCGGGTGTCCAGGTTGATTCAGTGTCGGGATATTCACGGGTGGGGAGGTAACCACGTGAAAAGTCGAGGAAGGTGCGTGTCATTGCGTCGAGGTCGTCGAAAACGGAGAAGAGAGCGTATTTGTCGAAGCGTTTCCAGTCAAACATGATGATGGAGTATCTCATGTGAGAGCGAAAAAGTTCGTGGTTTAAGCGCATCCAGCCACCAAGGACGGTTTCAAAGCCCCACAGCATTGCTGAGAGTTTTGGCCATCGTTTGTAGGAAGCGAGAAGTGCCCAATAGAAAATGATTTCGGCGATGACGAATGGTTTGGGAGTGCCCCAAATTGTTCGCATCTTGTTAGGGTCGTCATCTTTAACTAGAG